CATTCAGCATCTCTAATAAATCCATTACAAATAGAATCCGTTAATACATTGGAATCTACTTCTGTGTAATCTCTAATCGCTTGTAATAATTCTGCGTATGTCATGTTATCCTTGTAAAGTTACAGGTCCCGCGGAACATGCACTTCCTCCTCCGTTTATATTTCCAGTTGTAGCAGTATCTGAACTTTGGAAATAAAAATAATTACTTGGTTTAGATACATTACCACTACTATCAATTTTTCCAACAGTTATTATAAAACCATTAGAGTCACTGATATCAGATACTCCATCAAAAGTTGGTACATTACCAAAACCATCTGCATCGGTAGGACCATAAAATCTTACTGTACTTCCGGTTGTTCTTTCATGGTTAGGTGAATAAACATTAATATAAGTATTTCCTGCATACTTAATAGTTTCAAAAGGATTTGTTTGTAATAATACTAATACAGGTGGCTCTACTCTAGCTGGCCTTGCTTTTGGTAATCCTTGTCCATCTGCTTGTGTAGGTTTAGGTTCTAATTGAGGATGTTTCGGATCCACTTCTGAATAATGAACAAATAAACCATCCCATTGTGTAACCATTTCATTATAAGGAAAAGCCATTCCACTTTGATCTGATATTGCTTGTGCATATTTTCCCTTAGATAAATTTGCCATGATTATATATTTGGATAATAAGTTTTAGGTGTTATGAAAGAACTAGAAGAAGAACCGTCTTCTGTCAGTGCTCTATTTAATTCATCTTCATATAATAATTTTAATTCTTGAATTCTCTCAGGTGCTTTTTTAATAGCTAAGTAATAAGCAAGACCCGCGCACATGCAAGGAACAAATCTATAGGGAACATCTGTTGCATTAGTATAAGCTCCTACATCTTGTATTCTTTTTACATAATAATAATTTAAATAATTTCCCGCCTGAGAAGTCCCAGGGGTAGTGTATAAAGTAATAGTAACTCTATCTATAAACCTTTGAACAAAATATTGTGTTGGTTGTCCAGTTGCTAATTTATTTGAAAAAGCTTGATAAGCTGATCTGTTGATTTTAGTTAAGGGGGTGTCAATAGGATTAGATGGGTTAGATATATTTCTATAAGAAGCTTCTAAAATATCATCTACACCATAAATAGCTGTAGTATCAGAAGTTCCATCTGAAGTAGAACGATACATAGTGTATGTATTCTGTCCATTTACTAATGTAATATCATTACTTGCAACTTCCCAGTAATGTAAACCTCTATTAGCCCATTCTTGGAATAAAATATTTAAAGAACGTCTAGCTGTCTTCATGTCATTTCCTGACATGGGTTGATAACCTATTCTTTCAAAAGACTCTTCTATAATTTCATCAATAGAAAAATTTTTATCAAAAATATATGTACCGGAAGTAGTGTTAGCCATCTAGCCTCCTACCCTGCTGTTAAACCAGTTCCTGAATATTTATCAGTTAGTAAAGTTACAGATGCAACAGTAAAAGTTGAAACATAAACACCTTTTGGAAATAAAATTCCATCTTCTGGAAATGAAAAATTAATTACATCTCCAGCAGGTACGTCTGCTGTGAATAAAGTATCTCCAGTTGCACTTGTAGTTTTTAATTCAACCAAACCAGAAGTCGCTAAACCTGCAATAATAATTCCTCTTAATCTAACCGGTGGAGCTATTATTACATTAGCTGTCGCAGCACCTATTCTAGTTGCTTGTATATCACCTTTATATGATCCCATTTGTATTCTCCTTATTTAGAAGCTCCCGAAGGAGCTTCTATAATTTTAATTATGCTACTTCAGCACCAGTTGATGCATCGATAAAAGTAGTTCCATTGCTCACTGCGATTGAACCAGTTCCACCGCCACCGTTAGTTGCGTCAGAAACAAAAATTACTAATCCTGTAGTTGTTTTTGAGCTCAATGCAAGTGCATCAGTTACAGTATATGTTTGTGTTACGAAACCATTGTCAGAAATGACTGGTCCCGAAAATGTTGTATTTGCCATAGTTATATCCTCCTAGTTGATTCGATACAGTCTCTAGGCCGTCGACTATATGCGTCTGTATCAAAATTTATATATAGTGATTTATTTATAGACTAAATTTTAATGAAGTGCAAGATATCCTTATAAGGAAAACGCATTCCAGCGATAAATAGCTTGGTTTACTTAACCAGCTATAGAAAATTCAGAAGCAGCGGATTCTATTTTTACCTGATGTAAAGATTCTTTAGCTTCAGCCACTTTAATATGACTGATAACTTTTTTAATCTCTTCATCAATCCTAACCATATTAATAGTATACATACCATTATGTATATGGTCTTGCTCCCACTCTAACTCAAACTCAAGCGATCTTTTTGTCTTGTAAAGATCCTTGATGTGATTGTTCTCCATTTACAATCTCCTCGTAGGTTAAATGACACACTCTTGAAGAGGTACCATTAGAAGTGAAATTTATACTTCTTTTTCCTATTTTGTCAAGGATAGCATTTTCTACACCTTGGGGGGTGTCTATAGATTCTACTGTTGTTTCTGCTCTGTATCCGTATGCGTTGATTTTAACTAAGAATTGTTTCATCATGGTTCGTCCTTTCTATCAAAAAGAAATGGCCCCGTAAAGGGGCCATCTCAAATAAAAAATGCTTAATAAGAACTACTTATTATGCACCCTCAGAAGCAAAGATACCTCTAAAATCAGAAACACCGAAAGAGTATCTCTCTCTAGCTTTGTATCTAACGTTACCAGTATCAAAGTCACCTTCCATTTTAGTGGAAATAGGTGATCTTACGAAGTACTTCATACCATTTGGTACATCTGTAATGATGTAAAACGCATTTGGATCTGTTAAGTAGTTGTTCACTACGTAACCTTGAGGAATCATCCCCATAGATTTAATCGCGTTAATATCATTGTCAGCTGTGCCAACTCTGTTTGCAGACTTCATAAGTCTCTCAGCTGTAAATTGAAGCTCAGAAGGAATAATCATTTTTACTCCTTTAGCAGCAATTTTTAAACCTCTTTCATCTGTGAAAGCAGCAATATCAATTAATGATTGCTCCAAAGATGTTTCGTTTAAGTCAGCTTGAGTTGCTAGAGTGTTAGAAACAGTTCCAGCAATTGTTGGGTGGGCAGTATTAAACAAAGATACACCGTCACCAGAATCAAAATTATCCGTAGTAGGTAAACCTTGAATTAATGGATTAACAGCTTTTACTTGTTTAGTATTTGCCATTGAACGAGCCAACGCTTTTGTATATCTAGAAGCTAATCTGTCATACAGGTTATCCTCAATCGCTTCTTCAGTGATTGCGAATGCCAAAGCAACAGTCTCGTGAGTGTATCTAGCAGTGAAAGTCTCTTGAGCATTGTCAAAAGTCACACCAGAACCCTCAGGTTTAACTTGTGCGTTAGCGAAACCTGATAACATAACTTCTTCTTCAAAAGCTCTGTCCGAAGTTTCTGTTGTATAGATAGCTTCGTGTTGGTTTTCGTATTGTTTGTATTCCAGGCCGAATAGTGCATTCAATCCTGGCTCTAGTTCTTTAACTAGTTGTGATCGTGATATAGCCATAATTATTTTCTCCTATTATATGCCTGTTTCAGATTTTAAGAAGTGGGTATTAATAATACCTACTACATTAACATTAGCTGCATAAGTAGTAGCATTAGATTTTTCACTATTCTCTAAATCTTTTGCAATACCTACAACTCTAAATTGAGCTGCTGCAGATGTCATGTTTCCTGTAGTTGTATCCACTTCTACTTTAGATACGAAGTTTGGTGAAGAACCAACTGCATATACGATATCAGCGTTTTTACCAATATCAGCTATTGCTAGTGTAGTGCTTGATTGTACTTCGAATCTTTCATAAGGATCGTCAGCAACGAATCCAACGATGTCAGTAGCTGCATTAGATGCTGCTAAATGATTCGCCCATGTTGGCTTCGATGTGCTTGCGTCAGTATAGAAAACACCGTTAAGTGATCCTAGTAGGACTGCAGTTGAAGTGTCAGCTACTCCAATGTAACCAGTATCTAAAAATTGTACTGGGTCATTTTGGAATATTGCACTAGTTGTACTTGCAGCAATACCATATTCACTTAAACCTTGGTTGTCTCTATTCTGGCCGACTTTTCCGATAGCTCTCAATCCGAAAGCTGCGTCTTTGTTTGCCATAGTTATTTACTCCATGTTTTAAGTTTATAATTAATCGTTGGTCTTAGAAATTACTAAAAAATTATTTCTTTGAACCACCGAAAGTTACACGAGTCTGCCTATCAATATTGATTGGCATACTTGGGTGCTGTTCCTTCATGAGATCGTTATTAACAGCTTCATCTTGATCTTTGCCTTTTTTAGCATAGTGATCAGTGTACTGTTTTGCAAACTCTTCAGGTATCCTAGCCAGCACTAGGCCACCAACTCCGATTACTCCCTTGTATTTACCGTCATCGATTGTCGGAAAATCGTGGTCTGGGTATTCATCAGCACGAACTAATTCATAACCTGATCGTAAACGACCTGCTATGTTTTTCGTATCATTGAAACCCATTGACTCCGATCTTAACCAACGGTGTCGAAATCCTGCCGGTGCAGGGGGTGCATCTAAACTTGATGGTGGAGTCCAAACTTTTTTACGAGCTTCTTTTGCTCTTGTTTGACTCGCACGGGAAGCTTCTTTACTTATTTTATCATTTTCCATATGCCTATACCTCCTTCGTGATATTTAATTGTTTCGCATATTCTTGCAGTGGCACACCTAATTTTTTAGCAATTGCTACCTGGGAGGGCGTGAGTCTCACAGTTTTGCGACCAGTTTTAGCAGTAGATCTTGATGCCGAAGCAACATTCTGTACTGCTGTATTAGTCGGTTTAGTATTTGTTGTACCAAATTTATGCGGAAATTCAACCTTTATTCTTCTGTCAATTTCCTCATAATATTCATCAGATTGAGGATCATAACCCTCTTCTTCTGTTAATTTTTGATGCAAACCAAATGCTGTATAGGTCATAGCTTCATCTTGTCCAAACCAAGAGTTCTTAGAAGCCCATGCTTGAGCTTTTGGATCTGGATTGATTGGCTGTGCTGGTTGTTGAGGAGTTGCAACAGGTTGTTGTACTTCTGTTTCAACGGGTTTAGCATTTTTAACTTTTATTTCAGCTAATCTTGCTTCCTCATAACCTAACCTAGATATATCTTTAGTAGCGTTTATCTCTCCTTGGATATCACCATCTTCTCTTGCTTTTACTAATCTAGCAGAAGCTGCTTCCATAGAAGATTTGATTCTGTTTTCCATTTCAGAAACATAACCACTATCTAATTTAGTTAATCTGTTATTTAATTTTTCTTTTTCAGATAAGATACTTTTTGCGTATTCAGTCGCAGCTTGTTCTCTACGCTCTGCTTCACGCATTTTTTTAGTTAGTTTAGCTATTCTTTTCTTTACTCCTTCAGAATATTCTTCTAACTCTTTTTTCTTACCTTCTTCGCCTTCTTCTTTTTTAGGCTCTTCTTCTGTTTCGCTAACTTGAATATCAAGCTGCTCATCAGGTTTCTTAGATGAGTCATTGGACTCATTACTGTCTGTACTTTTCGTTTCATTCGTTACCTCATTGTCTGGTTGTTGGTTTTCTAACTCTACCTCAACTTCAGGACCTGAAGTATCAAGATCAACTGTATTGTTTTCTTCTGGCATAGTATGCTCCTATGTTAAAATTGGTGAAAGATATCTTCGGGGTCTTTCACTGTTGCTAAGACTTCATCGTCATTTAGCAGACGTACTTCCCCTCCATCAATTTGAATTCTTGATCCGGCATATCTAGCAAATATAACCCAATCCCCTTTCTTGCACCATGGACCTTCAGGAAATTTTTCCCTATCATAACAATGTGGGCCCATAGCTAAAACTAAACCACAAGTTGATGCCACCTGTGATCGTTCAATAGTTTCGTCGGTGTATAATATTCCACCTTTAGATTTATCTTTTTGTTTAAACGGTAATACTAAAATTCTCCAACCAGTAGGTTGTGGTAATTTTGAAGTTTCTTTTTCTTTAATAGAATTATGTGAATCTATTTTTTCGTTATTTTCTTTTTCGTATTTTTCTGCCAAAGCTAACTTAATCTTTGGAACCTCTTGATTTTTGTCCGAGGTCAATGACGTTTCTTCCTTCTTCATCTTTTTGCTC